ATGCTTAAACAGGCAGCGCTTTTTACACTTGAGGGCAATATCTCTGGCGCAGACAGACTGCTTAATCAGGCCGGGGCAACAGCAGCGGATGGCGTAAGGCGTTTTATTACCGCCTCAGATTTTGCTCCGCTGGCGGATAGCACGGTAGCAGCCCGCGCACGAAGGGGGCGGAAAGGTGCCAGAGCGGAACTTGACAGCCGCGCGGCGGGTAACGCACCTGATAATGCCAACGCCAGACCACTTATCGATACCGGGCAGTATCGCCGCTCTATCACGTACATTGTGAGGGATAAAAATGCCAAATCTTGACGTAACAGACGTGCTGTTTGATCCCGACTTCTGTGATACCAGCCTGCTGGTTACGCGGCGGTTTCAACAGACGGATGCGGACGGCATCACGACCAGCGTGGAAGAAAAATCCAGTTTTTCTGGTGTGGTGACGGTTGATCGCTCACTGGAAAACCGCCGAATGCAGGCAGGGCAGGCTATTGGCGGGGCGATACTGGTGGTGACGACTGAACGCCTGAGTAACGGCGAAACGGGGCGTGACGCTGATATTGTCACGTATCAGAACCGTGATTACCGGGTGTCCTTTGTCGATCCTTATACCGCGTATGGTGCGGGTTTTGTTCAGGCGCACTGTGAATTGCTGCCATTTGATGGAGGAATACCGGTTGAGCAATAACACAAGCCAGGAACGTGGCTGGCTGACACCCGTCAGGGAATCACCCGTTTATGGTGAAGAACTGGACAGGCTTCTCAGCCGATGGCTACGCGGTGTTTCCGGTCTGCCTGAGTCTGTGGTTCGTCCCCGCTGGCAACCTGAACAGCCCGCACTATTACCGCCAGAGACTAACTGGTGCGCTTTTGGTGTGGTGGATATGCCGGGCGATGATAATCCGGCATTTGTTAACCAGACCGAAGATAATACTGAACTCTGGCGGCATGAGACCATTGAATGCCTGGCTTCCTTTTACGGCCCCGCAGGACAGCAGTACGCGACCCGTTTTCGTGACGGGATCGCTGTCAGTCAGAACAACGCGGAACTGAACACTCAGGGGCTGTCGCTCGCGGGCTACAGCCACATTATTCCTTTTCCCGAACTCATCAACAATCAGTGGGTACGCCGGTACGATTTTACCGTGCGCCTGCGCCGTAAGGTTGTGCGCGAATACAACGTTAAATCGCTGGTTGCTGAATCACCGACCGATATACCGGTCACCTTTTCCGGAGAATAAATTATGTCACAGGGCTTACCTGTATCGAGAGTGGTTAACGTCACTGTCGATATGTCGCCGCGTGCGGCAAGCGCACGGAATTTTGGTGTGCTACTAATAATGGGGGCATCGTCTGTCATTGATCCCCTGGAGCGCCTGCGGGCGTATTCGTCTGTTGAAGAAGTGGCTACCGATTTTGGCACTGACGCGCCGGAATATCAGGCGGCGGCACTTTATTATCAACAATCCCCCCGTCCGGTTGATCTCTTTATCGGGCGCTGGGTCAGTGAAGCCTCTGCGGGAATGCTGCGCGGCGCGATACTGACCTCAGAACAGGCGAAAATCAGTAACTTCACCGGTGTTACCGATGGCGCAATGAAAATTACCGTCAACGGGAAAGCGGTAAATGTTACCGGCGTCGATTTATCGAAAGAGACTAACCTGAACGGCGTTGCCCAGCGTATTGCGGAAAAAATCACCACCGCTACCGTCCTGTGGGATGCAAACAACAGCCGGTTCACGGTGGTTTCCTCTACAGCAGGTAAGAACAGCACGGTGGGCTACGCTACCGCGCCGGACAGCGGTACCGATCTGACTGCGCTGACAATGCTGTCACAGGCGGCGGGGGCGTCACCTGTTGCGGGCATGGACGGGGAAACAGCGGTGCAGGCGGTAGCGACACTGGCCGATTTCTCCAGTGCCTGGTATGGCCTTATAGTTGCTGCTGACCTGTCGGCAGATGATACCACCGCCATTGCTGCCTTTATCGGTGCCAGCAGCACATCGCGTATTTTCGGTTTAACCACACAGGATACGGCGGCTATTGACGCCACCAGAACGGACGATATTGCCTCTGTACTGAAAAAAGGCAATTACGGTCGTGTTTTCACACAATACTCCACCTCTTCCCCCTGGGCCGCTGCTTCGGCATTTGGCCGCGCCTTTACGGTGAATTTTGGCGGTAACAATACCACTATCACGCTGAAATTTAAGCAGGAGCCGGGTATTACAGCGGAACTGCTGCGAACGTCTCAGGCGGATGCGCTGGCGGCAAAAAACGGTAACGTTTTTGTTCGTTATGACAACGAAACCGCTATTTTGCAGGAAGGTGTGATGGCAAATGGCGATTTTTTTGATGAGCGCCACGGCCTCGACTGGCTGCAAAACTATGTTCAGAACAATCTCTATAACCTGCTTTACACCAGTACAACCAAGGTACCGCAAACCGATCCGGGGGGAACGCGGCTGCTGGCCAGTGTAGAGCAGTCGATGGAACAGGCGGTGAATAACGGTCTGATTGCCCCCGGCGTCTGGAATGGCGGTGCGATAGGGCAACTGTCTCCGGGGGATACGCTGACCAAAGGGTACTACGCCTGGATCCAGCCAATGTCAGAACAGGCGCAGGCAGATCGTGAGAAACGCAAAGCGCCGCCGATTCAGGTCGCCTGCAAACTCGCCGGTGCCGTGCATTTTGCTGATGTACTGATCACAGTCGTTCGCTAAGGGGAAAAAATGGCAACTTACAGTTTTATGGATGTGTCGGCCTCAATGACGGGGCCGACCGGTGTAATTGACCTCGGTTATGGTTCGGCAAACTCCGATGAGGGGATCGTGGTCGCCATGACAGAGGCGAAGAACACCATGACTATTGGCGCAGACGGTGAAGGTATGCACAGCCTGCACGCCGGGAAATCGGGCACTGTCACGATTAACCTGCTGAAAACTTCACCCGTTAACAAAAAGCTGATGATCGCCTACAACGCACAAAGTCAGTCGTCAGCGCTATGGGGCAACAATGTGTTTGTGATCCGCAACCATGCGTCAGGTGATATCGCCACGGCTCGCGGCGGTGCGTTTCAGAAAATACCCGACTGGCAGAATGCCAAAGACGGCAACACTGTGGCCTGGGTGTTTGACTGCATCAAAATCGATGAACTGCTGGGAGAATTTTAAACGATGGATATTGAACTGAACGGTAATACCTACCGCGCCGGGAAACTCAGCGTGTTTGATCAACTGAAAGTGGCAAGAAAACTGTTGCCGGTATTATCCGGCATGGTGGGTGAATTGCAGAAGCTGCGCAGTGGTGAAGCCGCCATTGAAACGTTGTTGCCTGCCATTGCTGATGCGGTGGCGGGAATGAGTGACAGCGATTGTGATGCCATCCTCCACCCGTGTCTTTCCGTGGTTTCCCGCCAGAACGGTAATAAATGGATGCCGGTTTTTCGCCAGGGTGAACTGATGTTTGACGATATCGACCTGATTAGCATGCTGAACATCGTCGTGCAGGTTATCGGGGATTCGCTGGGAAATTTTTTTCACGCACCCCAAGACGCCGTGACAGCGCCCCCACCGCAGGTTTAGTTCTCGACAGTCTTCCTGATGGCGAGAACTACCTGATGGATCCGGTTGATGCCGGTTACATTCCCTATACCGCACTGAAAGATGGCTCGGTCGATCTCGCTGATATCGCCCGTATGAATGACTGGCTGGGCCTGAAACACGACAACGAAGCGCGAATAGCGCGATGGAGAGAGGCAAACAGTGGGTAACGTAGATACCATCCGCGATTTCCTTGTCAGTCTCGGTTTTCAGGTTGATGAATCGGGGATGCGGAAATTTCAGAGTGTCCTTACCGGTGTTACGGCCAATGTGCTGAAAATGGGCGCAACGGTGGAGGGTGCAGCGCTGTCGGTGGTGGGATTTACCACCAAAATAGCGGCGGGGCTGGATAAACTCTACTGGTCGTCACAGCGCACCGGATCGACGGTCGCAGGAATGAAAGCGCTGACGTTTGCCGCCGCGCAGACCGGCAGCAGTGCAGAGGCGGCGCAGGGGGCGCTGGAAAGTCTGGCGCGTTTTGTTCGCAACAGTCCGGGGGCAGAAGGGTTCCTGAACCGACTTGGCGTGCAGACGCGCGATGTCAGCGGAAAAATGCGCGATATGTCTGCCATCTTTACCGGGGTGGGGCAGAAACTGAGCCAGATGCCGTATTACCGGGCTAACCAGTACGCGCAGATGCTGGGTATCGATGAAAATACGCTGATGGCGATGCGCAGGGGGCTGAATGGCTTCACGGCGGATTATCAGTCCATGTTAAATCGTACCGGCTTTAATGCAGAAAAAGCGGCGGCGCAGTCTAATAAGTTCATGACTTCCATGAAGGGGCTGACGGCGCTAATGGGTATTCTGCGCGATAAAGTTGGCGCAAACCTTGCCGGAGGGCTGGCCGGAACGCTGGATAATCTGCGAAAAAAAATCCTTGAAAATTTCCCCAAAATAGAAGACGTACTGACCCGGATTATCCGGGGAATGATCCGCGCCGGTGAGATGGTCAGTCGGGTTATCTGGCGGCTGATACAGGCAGTGGGCGAAATCTTCGACTGGTGGAACAGCCTGGATACGCAGAGCAAAAAGGTGATCACGACTTTTGGTGCATTTACTGCTGCAATCTGGGCGCTGAACCGGGCCTTTTTCTCATCGCCAATTGGCATCATTACCGGCCTTGTGGCGGCGTTGCTTTTATTGTGGGATGACTATCAGACGTGGAAGGAAGGGGGGAAATCCTTTATCGACTGGTCGAAGTGGGGGCCAGAAATTGAGCAGGCGAAAAAGGCTTTTGAATGGATCAGGGATAAGGTCACCGGGCTGGTTAAAGACGTGGGAGGCTGGCAAAACACGCTGGAAATTCTAGCCACATTTATCGCTGGTGCCTGGGTGTCAAAAGTGCTGGGAGCCTTTGGCAAAATTGCCGGGATTCCGATGCCGCCCTGGCTGAAAGGATGGACGGCTTATGCTGCCTATCTCTACAGTGACCGCGAAAACATCAAAGACAGCGCACAATCATCCTGGAATTACACCAAAGGTAATATTGGCGATGCGCTGCGCTGGATGGGAATTAACACCGATTTTGGTCGCAATCCCAATACGGTTCATGGTACGCCTGAAGCCGCTCTGGACATTCCTGGCAACGAGCCAGCGCAGCATGCTCAGTCGGTTCGCAGGCCCCACCCTTCCCGCTCAGGCGCGGCGTTGTTGGGCTGGTTGCAACCGACACTCGGCAAACTTGAACAACTTTACCGGTTGCCAGAAGGGCTTCTCCGGAGCGTGGCTATCACTGAATCCGGAGGCAATCAGTTTGCTGTTTCCGGTGCCGGTGCTAAGGGGCTGTTTCAGTTTATGGATGGCACTGCGCGGGATATGGGCCTGAAAGGCAATGATGTGTTCGATCCTGCTAAATCCGCGCAGGCGGCAGCGCGTTATCTGTCCCAGCTTCTGAAAGCCAACGGCGGCAATCTGGAAAAAGCGCTGGCGTCCTACAACTGGGGGCTGGGTAACGTGCGTAAGCACGGTATGGCGCTGATGCCACAGGAAACCCGTAATTATATCCCCAGAGTGCTGAGTAATATGCCTGGGGCGAGCGGCAGTGGTATCCAGCAGGAAACGACAATTAATGTTTATGGAGCGACTGATCCGGTGGCAACCGGCATGGATATTGCCGGGCGGCAAACCAGCGTGAACGCCCGACTTATCGGGCAGACGAAACAGAGGGCTTACTGATGGATATTCTGTCAACGCTGTTTTCGCAGCAATCGCGGAAAATTGACCTGCTGGTGCCTGACGTCATTATCTCGGAGAAGCATCAGGACACGCTGGAAATCACTGAACACCCTGTTGAAATTGGCGCGGAAATCGCCGATCACGCCTATAAACGTCCGGCTGAACTGACTATGGAAGTCGGTTTTTCAGGGGGTGGATCGCTTCTTGATTTCTGGGATACGTCAAATGTTGGCCTCAGCATGGGCCTAAGCCCGGAGGAAACGTATCAGAAGATACTCGATCTCCAGTCCAGCCGTCAGCCATTTGACGTTATCACGGGCAAACGGCAGTACAGCAATATGCTGATACGTGCGATTGAGGTGACGACTGACAAGGCCAGTGAAAATGTGCTGATGGCGGTGCTGACGTTACGTGAATTAAACATGAATCAGACGGAAACGGTGACCGTCAGCAGCCAGCAAAATATGAAGGAGGGGGCAACCACGACCGGTGTGAGCAATACCGGCGTTAAAAACGCCAGACCGGTTGAGAATGTCAGTCTGTTACAGCGACTATCGGGGTGGTTCAATGCAGCTTAGAGAAATACCGCTCAGTGCGACCTGCCAGCAATTCACTATCAGCCTGTCAGGCCGGGTATGGCAGATGCGACTTATCTGGCGTGATGCGGCAGGCTGGGTGCTTGATATGCTTAATGCGTCCGGTGATCCGGTCATAACAGGAATACCGCTGATCCCCGGTACAGATTTACTGGCGCAATATGGCTGGCTTAATCCGGGGGGCAGGCTGGTTGTCGTGACGGAAGATGAACAGCCACCCGGCGAAACCTCGCCCGGCCAGACGGCAAAATTTTACTGGCTTACTGATTAACCTGCTACGGCAGGTTTTTTTACGGACAAAATCATGTCACAGAACTGGATAAGAAAATGTTCGCTTATTGTTGCCGATGAAAAAGGCGAAGGGCTGGAGCTTTCTTCCTTTTGCTGTACGTTCAGTATTTCGTGGCCGGATACGCGCTGGCCACGTACAGCGGTATTTAAAGTCTGGAACCTGAAACCTGAGACGGCGAACCGGATCCAGGCCGGAGAGTTTGCCAGCGTGCAACTGATGGCGGGGTACCAGGATAACTACGGGCTGATTTTCACCGGAAAAATTCGCTACTCCATCACCGGCAGGGATAATCCGACTGATACCTTTGTGATTATTCAGGCGGTGGATTCGCATGATGCGTACGATTACGCGACCATGAATACCACACTCAGCGCCGGGCACACGCAGGCCGAACAGCACCATGCTCTGCTGGAAGGGCTGGCCCCTTACGGTATCGTGAAAGGCGCAGCACCCGATTTTGACGCCACGCGCTTCCCGCGAGGGAAAACGTATTTCGGCATGACCCGTGATGCCGCCGACAATCTGGCGGGGCAGTGCAGGGCTTCATGGCAATATATCAACGGTCAACTGGTGATGGTGCCGGAAGATAACTATGTCCAGGAGGCCATTGTGCTTAACAGCACTACGGGTCTTATCGGTATGCCGCAGCAAACCATCATGGCGGGCGTCAACGTTCGTTGCCTTATCAACCCTAATATTCAGGTTAACGGCCTGATACGGCTGGATCAGTCTCTGATTTACCGCACCATGCTTCCGGACAGCGATATTGCCGCAGCACCAGGACGGATTGATACCGTAACGGACGGCGCGTTGCAACAAACTAACGGCAGCATTTCACAACCGGCCAGCCTTTCTACTGACGGGGACTATATCGTGAAAAATATCAGTTATTCAGGGGATACTCGCGGAAAGCCGTGGTATATGGATTTGGTCTGCATCGCTAAAGGCTCTGCTGACCTGATGAACGCATCAACGCTGAACAGGACAAGCTAATGGCGATATCCGTATCTGAAAGAGCGGGCGGTGAACAGGAACTGCTCGATACCCTGCGTCATGCTCTGTCGTCACAACTCCGGGTGGCCATGCCTGGCATTATCCGTAAGCGTCGCATTCAGACCGTATTGACGTTCAGGCAGAGGGAAGCTCGACCTTCCATGGCAGCAGATCGCGGACCCGGTTCACCGGCCAGTCCTGTATATGACCGATGACGTAACGCAACCACGTCTCGGGGTCAACGCCGTTAAGCCGGCAGGTGACGATCAGAGAGTAGAGGATCGCCGCACGTTCTCCGCCTGTATCTGAACCGGCGAACAGCCAGTTTTTCCGGCCCAGGGCTACGCCACGCAGCGCGTTCTCCGCGATATTGTTGTCGATCTCCGCCCAGCCATTGCTGCAGTACAGGTTTAATGCGTCCCACTGCTTCAGTAGATAGGCGAACGCCTTCGCCGTGTCCGAGTGGCGCGACAGTACCTTCATCTGAACCTGTATCCAGTCGTACAGTGACTGCATTAACGGGATAGTCTGCTCTTTACGTACCGCCAGCCGCTCGTCTGCCGGGCTGCCGCGTATCTCAGCCTCGATGGCATACAGCTTTCCGATACGCTTCAGCGCTTCGGTTGTGATGTCGGTCGGTGTCCGGGCATGCACGTCGTGGATTTTTCGCCGGGCGTGCGCCATGCAGGCTGCTTCGGTTATGCGGCCATCTTCGTACAGCGCATTATAACCACCGTAAGCGTCCGCCTGCAGGATACCACTGTATCCCGCAAGGTGCTGTTGTGGATGAACACCTTTCCTGTCCGGCGAGTACGCGAACCACACCGCCGGTGGCAGCTGCGACCCCGCGTTACGGTCATCCCGGACGTAGACCCACAGGCGAGCCGTGCGGGTTTTACCGCTGCCAGGCTCCTGTACCGGCACAGGGATATCGTCTGTATGCACCTTGCCCGGCATCAGCACGTACTGGCGCAGCAGGTCGTACAGCGGCTCCAGCAGCTCGCTGACCGCACCGGACCAGCGCCCCAGCGTTGCCCGGCTCAGCTCCACGCCCTGGCGACGGTATATCTCTGACTGACGATAGTGTGGCGTATGTTCGGCGAACTTCGCCGTGACGATGCGCGCCAGCAGGCCGGGGCCCGCATAGCTGCGCTCGATGGGTTTTGAGGGCATGGCTGTCTGAACGATGTGGTCACAGCTGCAGCAGGCCAGCTTCGGCCGCTGCGTTTCGATAACCTTAAAGGCGCTGCTGATAAGCTCCAGCTGCTCTGACACGTCGCAGCCCAGCGGGTTGAGGTCGCCGCCGCACGCCGGACAGGCGGTTTCTGCCGGCGACAGCGTGCGGGTTTCGCGGGGAAGTGAGGCCGGCAGCGGTTTGCGGGCGGAAGACTGGCGCAGCGGCTGCGGGAGTGCCGGGTCATGCTGCTCGCCCAGCACCTCAGCCATCTCCTCCTGCAGGGCGCTGATGCGCTCCTCTGCCTCGCGCACCTGGCGGGCCGTTTTCTCACGCAGCTTTTCGGAGCTTTTGCCGAACTGCATACGTTGCAGCTTAGCAACCAGCGCCTTCAGGCGGTTGATTTCGCTGGCGTACGCCGCCACCCGCTGCGAGAGCAGACGGTTATATTCCGCCATTTTGCGGATGGTCGTTTGCTGCTCCTGCAGCAGCGCCCTGAGCCGGGCGTTTTCATCAGGGTATGAGGTATCCATAACCCCACTTTACAGCAGGTTATATGCGTATTCCAGGGCGTTCCGTCCGCTGGGGATGCTTCCAGTTAATGCCTTCCAGCAGCATGGACAGCTGCGCAGGCGTCAGGTGGATTTTGCCGTCACGGGTCACCGGCCAGACGAAGCGGCCACGTTCCAGCCTTTTGGTAAACATGCACAGGCCGTCCCGGTCGGCCCACAGTACCTTTATCATGTCGCCGCGCCGGCCGCGAAAGATGAACAGATGCCCGCTGAACGGGTCATCCCGTAACGTATTCTGCACCCTGGAAGCCAGACCATTGAAGCCGTTGCGCATGTCGGTGATGCC